GACCCTGAATGGCTGACCGTGGCTGGCAGGGATAACCTTCAAAGCCTTCCTTGGTATGGTGCAGAACAAGCACGGCTGAGTTGGTATCTCTTGCAAGATACTTTAACTCCTTCATTGCTGCTCTCATACCTTGGAACTCTTCGTGTCCATCCATTGCTATGTCCATTAAGTTGTCAACAACTATAAGTGTAGGAGACCTGCCCCATACTGTCTCAAAGGCTGACACCTCATCATCTAAATCTTTAAGCGTAGGCGTAGACTCAAACGACCAGAACAGATGGTTGTTCATTAGCAGAATCTCTTCTGCCTTATCTGCGTTAGCCTTGAGCATATGCTCTGCTGCTTGCTGACTGATGCGTCCTGACATAGCAACTAATCGCATAGCCATAGTGTGAGCGTTGGTATCTGCGCTGAAGTAAAGCGTAGGAACCTTGGCTCTGGCTGCGATTGCCAGTGCAACTGATGACTTACCAGCACCAGGGGTGCCAGCAATCATTGTGATTTCTGCACGGCGCAGGATAATTCCTGCTCTTTCAAACGCCGCAAAGGCGGGTGGCAATGGCTCGCCACCTACCTCTGCTTTGTTGATACTACGTTTAAGTGTTCTCATTTAACCTGGTCTGGTACGAATGTGTTCCACTCTGGAGTGCCTACTCTTGCGTAGACATTCTTGCACTTATCAAATGAACCCTTTGGGGCTGGGCAGAAATAACCACGGTATAACTTGCCGTCTTTACCTGTGCCTTGGATGGCTGTCATCTTGCCGTGAGGGCAAGCCTTGCCACCGATTGATGGTGCTGCTGCTGGTGCGGATGCCCAATCACCTGACGGTGATGGTGTTGTCTCCACAATGCTAGCGCCCAACGCTGATGCTACCTGTGCTGGCGACATTGGTGCTGGGCTAGATAAGTTTTTTGATGCTGCCTCTAGTTCTGATACCGCAGACTTGATTGCCTCCAACGCATCAACTACTAGATGGTCTAATTGCGCTCCTGTTTCTGCGCGGACGGTAATCAAACTACCTGCTGGTGATTTAACTGTGATACTGATTGGTGCCTCAGTTGATGACACTATCTTCTCCTTGCTCTGGGAACGGAGTGATGAGACCTTTCTTGTCTCGCCACTGTCTGACTTTCATTGCAAAGTCTAAGCCTTTCTTACCCTCTGCTATGTCAAGCCAGACTAGTTTACACAAGCCTGTGCCTGCTGGCAGGTGGATAATGATTGCTTTCTCTTTGTTAACGTCACCCCATTTACCACGGGTTGCCGTCTCAACATCATAAGGCAACCCGTTAGCATAGATTGCTAACTGAATTGCTATGTTGTTTGGATGGTCTATGCGACCTGTCTTTATATCTGCAATGAATAATTCGCCATTGTATTCAACAAGTCTGTCAGGTGTGCCAGCAATTTTGTATTTGTCTAGCACGCAGAACTGTTCAATGCGAATCATATTTAGTTTTTTTGTAGCCTGCTGGTAAGCAGTTAAGTCCCCTGCCCACTCGCTTGGAACTGGTCCTATGTCCAATCCCAAATCTAGTTTCTCTGCAAATGTATGTAGTGCGGTGCCGATAGTGGCTGCCCTGCTAGCACCTGCTACTTCCATAGCATCTTCTATGTATTTGTTGATAGCCATCTTGTCATCTTGCGCTGCGTTAATTGCTAGTAGCAAGTCGCTGCGAACTGACAAACCGATGGCTGCCATACGCATCTTCCAAGCAGTGAGTGCTGCTGGGTCATCAAGACTATTGGCAATAGTAGTTGCCCTTGTATAGGCAACTGATTTGCCTCCGCCTGGTGGTTTAACTAGCGGGCGACCATAACGGTCCCGCTCAATTTCTACACGCATATGTTCCTTATGTCTCCTTAATTATGAGGCAGGCTGGTAAAGGAGACTAATCAAAAACCAGCCTGCGCTCGTCGCAGAATAGTACCAGAGAAATGAAGGAAACTCTGGTGACTATCCAAGTCGGCGTGTTATTGCTGGTCTACTCGGTCTACCTCTACTGACCAATCACTAAGGTCACCTTCGCCTGTGTACTCTAGGCTGAGATAGTTTTCAACTGCATCTTTGGCATCATCTTCTGACTCTGCCTCAACATCTGTGATTTCATATGTGACTGTACCTCTGACTGTAAACAAAGACCTTAATAAATCGCAGCCAATGTCCTTGAGTAGAGTATTGATGTCATCAACTTGGAAGGTTAACTCAGTCTCTCCTGCTTCATACTCATTGTTGAAGAAGTTAAAGACCTGTTGACGGACATTGAATAATCTATCTGAAGATTTGTTATTGTATTCTTTATATCGTTCAGTCTCGGTACGCAATTGGTCACGCTCTTTGATAGCAGTAACTGCCATATCTTCTGTGAATTTGGTAGTGCTGCCATCATCATTGGTAATTAGTAGTTCCACTGTTAGTCTCCTATACTGTTAGTAGTTCAAGTGCTCTGAGTTTCAGGCTATCAGAGCCACCAGACATCGCTCTGATGCCTGACTGTGTGCCCTTATCCTGCTTGCCGTGGTCGGCATACTCTACAACTGCCTGCCATAGACCGAACTCCGTATCACGGATGTTCTCCTGTGTTGGGCTGTTAGTAAAGATGTTCATTGCAGCGTGGCGTGCTGTGTTGGCACGGGTTAACTGCATCTTCTCACCTGTGGATAGTAGGTGAAGTGGCTTATCTTCTACTGTGGCAGGTAGTGGGAATACCTTTTTAAAGTAGTTGATAGCGTGCTCACGGCTAGCCTCTTTGGCTAGTAAGTGATTGGCTATATCAGCATACATCTGAATGTTGTCATAGGTAAGCCCTAGTATGTGGCGAATCTGTTCCACATTTAGTTTGCTACCTGATGTGTGCTTGAGTGTGTAGGTAAACTTGTTATTGTTCCTAAAGATTTTATTAATCTGATTAGAACAAAACAAACGCTCAATGATTGGCTTGACGATGACTGAACTGCTGCCATCGTGGCTGGTCTTAGCCAGGATGAAGGCTGCGTGTGGGTCATTGGCTACGCTAACTTCATTAGGTAGTTGAAGTAGCATCCATACTTTTGCACCGTGGTCATACTCACCTGCTGCTGCATAGCGAGCCTCACCTGAATCAATTAGAGTATCTAGCGCTGAGAAAATCTCACCGTTCTGAAATACCTGATAGCGATTACCGACTACACCGATGTTATCTACCTGCCCGAACGGCGTAGTCTTGATGACTGCCTGCTTGTTGCGGACTGGGATAGATACTGGCTGACCTGCACCTGGTATTACATATGATGCTGTCATAGGGTGAAGTGATACTGACCAGTCAAGACCTGCTTGTCTGGCTACATCTGATGCTGATGTGGCTGTGACTGCGCTGCCTGACTTGAGCCAGTTGGATAAGTTCTTTTTAGGAACGGCTGTTAGTGTGGCTGTCATTCTGTCTCCTTTACTTGTAGTACTGCCCAGGTATTACCTTCGTTCATCTTAACTAGCAGTTGGGATAGCAAACTGCTGGCTGCTTGGCTGAAGAACTCAACGCGCTGTTCTTCTGTCATAGCCTGGATGCTTCTGATATCTACTGTATTTACTGCTTCATTGATTATTGTCTCTAGGATTAGAGGCTTGTGGGTTATCTTCATACTGTCTCCTTTGTCTGTTGATTAGTACCAACCGTGCTTGCGCCAGTGTGCCCAAGCAACTGATGGTTTGCCGTAGCGGTGTTGGATATACGCCAAGCCACGAGCAATCTGCTCGGGCGCAGGCGTTGTTGGTGATAGCCCCAGTATCTGAGGTATACCAAACGCTGATGACTTAGGGTTGTCTGCTGTATGGTCCCAAGCAGATTCCTTACCCCATAGTTTCTTTAGTGCTCTGAACTCGGAGTGTCCCCACTCCTCATACTGTGCTGAGATGAGAGCCTTGGCGTAATACTTGCTCAAGGATTTCGTCCAGCGAATCTCCCCATTGTGTCTGGCTACTGGCTTGTCTTCTGTTAGCGACTCTTTGCTGTCTGCTGTTGATGATGAGTGCGCTGGAAATACTGCTGATGAAAGCGTCACTAGCCAACTGAATAGCGCTGCTAATTTGCTCTTCATTTAGTAGCCCATCTGTATAAGCAATACCCAATGCCAATGAGGTATAGCCAGGTGATGAGTGTTGAGATGTGTGGTAGGTCAACTTCATACACGGAATCATACTCCTAGTTTGTCTAGAACATACTGTCTATTTACCTTGTGTGCTTTCGTTGCTATCTCATTAGCCCAGTCGGCTACCTCTGTTGGATTGCTAAAGTAGAAAGTTATATGGCTACCGTAAGGCTTGTTGTTGTCATAGATATTTACCGATGTTAGGTCATTATCTATAACCTTAATCTCTACTAATTGCTGGTCGTGAAAAGAAATGTTAATGCTCATTGCTGTCTCCTATTCTGATTTCATCTAGTTGTATGTTGTCATTGGGGCAATAGTACTGCTGGTAGTTAAGTGTTTTGTATTCACACTTAGGGCACTGATAGGCATAGCCTTGTAGGTTTCCGCTCTCAGTTATGAGCCACATATTTGTTTGATTCTTTCTTCCATATGGGCTGGCAATCTAGCATCACCTGAAAAATCTAGTTTGGTTAGACCTTCTACGCTAGCATTGACTTGGTCTAGGTATAAACTAATTTCTTGTA